AACCAGCACGACGGCATCGCGTTGATGAAGCCGAACGATGCGCTGATCCTCGACAACTGGTTTCCCGAGGCGACCTACCTTCGTATTCGTGGCGGCAATCAGGTCCACGCGACGGGCTTGGGCGGCTCCGTGCAGTCGGTGATGGAGTGGGGCGGCCCGACCATTCGCAAGCTGTTCGGCGCCACGTCGACCGCGATCTACGAATGCACGACGGCCGGCGCGGTGGGGGCGGCAGACGTCTCGGGCCTCAGCGACGGATACTGGCAGACATGGATGTTCACGACGGCTGGCGGCGCGTTCCTGGTGCTGGCGAACGGGTCCGACTCGGTGCGCAATTACGACGGCACGACCTGGACGACGCCTGCCATCACGGGCGTGACCAGCTCGACGCTCAATTACGTCGCCGGGCACAAGTCCCGCCTGTGGTTCGCGCAGAACAACTCGACAAAGGCATGGTACCTGCCCACATCCTCGATTGCCGGTGCCGCTGTCTCGTTTGAATTGGGCGAGCGCTTCACCAAGGGCGGCCGTCTGGTGGGGATCGCGCCTGTCAGCCAGGACGGCGGGGCGGGGTCGGACGACTATCTCGCCTTCATCAGCTCCAAGGGCGAGGTGGTGGTCTACCAGGGCGACGATCCGGCATCGGCGAATTCATGGGCGCTGGTGGGCACCTATTCGGCGGCACCACCGATCGGCAACCGCGCCTTTGCCAACGTCGGCGGCGACCTCGCCATTCTGACCGAGTCGGCCATCGTGAGCGTGCGCCAGCTCATTCAGGGTGGACAGGCGTCGGCCGAACGGCAATCGATCTCCAACCGGATCGACCAGGGCATCATTTCGGCTTTCGCCAGCTACGGCGCGCTCGATGGCTGGCAGGTGATGGTCTATCCGAGATATCGGGCTGCCATCTTCAACGTGCCCACGTCGGCCTCGACGGCTTTCCAGTACGTCGTGAACACCCAGACCGGGGCATGGTGCTCCTATTCGGCGATCAACGCGACAAGCTGGGGCACCCTCAACGAGGTGCCATATTTCGGCACCGATGGCGGCACGGTCTATCAGGGAGAGTACGGCTATGCAGATGCGGGCGTAGCGATTACCGCCGAGCTAAAAACCAGCTTCCAGAGCTACGGTACCAAAGGGGCGATTGACCGGATCACGATGATTCGCCCTCTCTTTACGGCGGGCGGGCAGGTCGTGCCGGCGATCCGGCTCAACATGGACTATGGCAATCAGCAGCCCATGACGACCGACGAATACCCGCTGGCGGCGGGCTCGGCCGGCTCGGCGTGGGATGTCGCGCTGTGGGATGTCGGCCTGTGGGGCGACGACAACGCGCCATATGCCGACTGGCAGGCGGCGACGGGCATCGGTACCGTGGCGTCGGTGCACATGCTGACGCAGACCAACGGCATCTCGGTGAAGCTCAACGCCTTCGATCTTAAGTACGAACAGGCGGGGCATCTGTCGCTATGAGCTACGTCATCCCCGTCTTTGAGCCAAGTGAGGAGGTTTTTCGCAAAAAGCTTTCCGCGCTTCTCGAAACAGTCGGCTTCACGGCGCTCGGCATCTCGGCTTTCCGCCTTACGCCCATCACCACGGCGCAAAAGAACGCCATCGCCAACGCGGCCGGGCTCGTGTGCTTCGATGGCACGCTGGGGAAGCTCTGCATCAATAACGGAACGGGCTGGCAGACGGTGACGAGCGCGTGAGCCACACGCTGATCTTCGGTTTCGACGAGCAGATGGCCGCGTGGGCGTGCGAGCGCATCCCGTGGATGAAGCCGAACGCCTCGATGCGCGCCGTCGGCGTGGCGGATGGCGCCGGCCCGGAGGCCAGGATGCTGGCGGCGATCATCTTCCAGAACTACATGCCACCGGAGACCATCCGGGGCGTCGAGTGGTACAATACGGTCGAGGTGAGCTTCGCGGCGGCCTCTCCACGGTTTGCGACGCGCGGCACCATCAGCAGCCTATTGAAAATCCCCTTCGATCAGTACAAGGTGCGGCAGGTTCTCCTGTCCGTTCCCTCCATCAACAAGCGTGCGCTGCGTTTTGTGAAAGGGATAGGCTTTACGTCGCGCGGGATCGTCGCTCATTACTACGGGCAAGGCATTCACGCTCACGTCCTGGGCCTTCATCGTGAAGTCTTCCGGCATCAATTCCTGAAGCGGAAAAAGCCGGCAACCGAACGCAGGCACAATGGGCAAGCAATCGGCGGGGCAAGCGCCAGCAGCGCCCAACCCCTCTAACGTCAGCGCGGAACAGACGACCAGCAACGTCAACACGGCGATTGCCAACTCGTACATGAACCGGGTGAACCAAGTCACGCCCGATGGCTCGTTGACCTACAACAAGACCGGCACGGTGGACGTTGGTGGAAATCAGGTCCCGACGTGGGAGGCGATTACCAAGCTTAGCCCGGCCAATCAAAAGCTGTACGAGACGCAGCAGGGCATCAGCCAAGGTACGTCCGACCTCGCCAACTCCTACGTCGGCCGGATCAAGGATGCGACGGCGCAGCCCTACAATTTCGACGGCATGCCCGCCGCTCCGGTCTATGACGAAGCCTATCGCCAGAAGGCGATGAACAGCATCATCGCCCGTAACCAGCCGCAAATGGACCGCGACCGGGCCGCCCTTGAGCAGAAGCTCGCGAACCAGGGTATCAGCCAGGGTACCGAGGCATGGAACAACGCCCAGAACGACTATGGCCGCGCGGTGAACGACTTCCGGTTGGGAGCGGACAATCAGGCCGGCTCCGCTGCGGCGCAGCAGTACGCCCTTGAGGGCAACACCCGCGACAGGGCGATTTCCGAGTACACGAACCAGCGGACGCAGCCCATCAACGAGGTTGCAGCCTTGATGGGCACAGGGAATGGGGTGCAGCAGCCGAGCTTCGCTCAAGTCCCCCAGACGCAGGTTGCAGGAACCGACGTGAGCGGGAACTACAACAACGCCTATCAGGGCCAGCTTGCGGCATGGTCCGCCAACCAGAAGGCGGCATCGGCGCAGAACACCGGCATGATGAGCGGCCTGTTCGGGCTCGGAACGTCTGGAATTGGAGCGGCGGGCATGTACTTCGGAGGGGCGGCACTCCTATGACCGCTTCCCCGATCTTTCCCCCCGTTTCTGGCAAAATCGCTCTGCAATTCAGTGGCGGGAAGGATTCGCTCGCCGTGGCCCACCTTCTCCGCGAGCATTGGGGCCGGCTCACGTTCTACCACCTCGACACTGGCGACCTCTTGCCAGAGGTGGAGGACATCGTGGACGACATCGAGGCCATCGTGCCCGACTTCCGGCGCATCGAGACAAATCCCGCTACATGGCAGGCAGAGCACGGCCTGCCGAGCGATCTTGTACCGACGACATGCACGCCGTTCGGCCTGATGATCGGCGCGGCCCGGCAGCCCATCGTTGACCGCTTCGCTTGCTGCGTCGCCAACCTCATGCAGCCGATTCACGAGCGGATGGTTGCCGATGGGATTAAGCTGGTGATCCGGGGTACCAAGCGATGCGACCTCGCCAAGCTACCGGCCGAGGACGGCCCCACGGGCTTGGGATACGACCTGTGGCAGCCGCTCATGGATTGGTCGCACGAGAGGGTTTTCGCCTATCTCCGTGAAGTCGGCGCCCCGATTTGCCGGGTGTACGACAGCGTGACGAATTCCCCGGAATGCGCGACCTGTCCCGCGTGGTGGAGTGAGGGCCGCTCTGCCTATTTGAAGCAGCATCACCCCGGCCTGCATTCGATCTATTCCGACAAGCTCACGCGGGTGGCTGGGGAAGTGCTGCCGATGCTGCAAAATCTCCGCGTTGAAATGGCGGGTGCCTGATGCCGCGAGCAAACGAAGGTTTGGCCTCCGCTATGGCGGCTTCTCAATCCGGCCGCCCCGCTCTTAGCCCGACCGGCATGCAGCGCAACTTCTCCTATGAATTGCTGAAGAAGTCGCTGGAAGACGAGGAGATCGTTCACCCATTACAGGGCGTCAGCAAGATGGCCAAGGCGCTCGTTGGCAGCCTTGGCGTCTACTATGCGAACAAGGGCCAGAAGGAGGAGGAGGAAAAGCAAAAGCAGACCATGGCCGAAGTGATGGCCATGCCTGAAGGGCCTGAGAAGGAAGCGAAGGCCGCGACGTTGGGGCCTGATTTCGCCAAGATCGCTTGGTCGGCGAGCGCTCGACGCCAAGAAGCGGCGGCCGAGACGGCGCGGGCCGAGGCCGAGCAAGAAA